ATGGTAATCAATGGTTCTGATGAGAATGGTGTCGATACAATTCGTGTCAAAATCAAAAACTATGCATCATCCGTTTCACTGTCTGGTGGCCGCAAAGTCATCATTCTAGATGAAGCAGATTATCTAACACCAAACGCACAAGCAATTTTGCGTAATGCGATTGAAGAGTTTGCTGCAAACTGTTCTTTCATTTTTACCTGTAACTACAAAAACAAAATCATTGATCCACTACACAGTCGTTGTGCGGTGATTGAATTTGGTTTGAAGAATGGTGAAAAAGCACAAATGGCTTCTGCGTTTTTCAAACGCATCACACACATACTCAATACAGAGAAAGTGGAGTTTGACGAAAAGGTAATTGCTGAAGTAGTCAAGAAACACTTTCCAGATTTTCGTCGTGTTATCAATGAACTTCAACGCTATTCCAAACTCGGCAAGATTGATGTAGGCATCCTCTCTCAGATTGGTGATATTTCTCTAACACAGATTGTCAAACATCTGAAAGAAAAAGACTTTACGTCCGTCCGTAAATGGGCAGCAACGTCGGAAATTGATAACACGACATTCTTTCGCAAACTCTATGATGCTTTGTATGACATTGTAAAGCCTCAGAGTATACCACAAGCAGTTCTAATTCTTGCTGACTATCAGTATAAGCAAGCCTTTGTTGCCGATCACGAAATCAATCTTGTTGCTTGTTTGACAGAGATTATGGCTAATGTGGAGTTCAAATAGGAGTTTGAAATGTATTTACATCATGGTGGTGGAAATTCTTTAGGATGGTTTGATAGAGAAGAGTTGAAGAGGGTACAGAACTCAGTGTTTGGTGCAGTTTATTCTTTTGCTTTTTTGAGCAAAAAACCTGATATTAAAATCTTGCCCTATGAACTTGAAGAGACTTTTTATATTGGTTTATCTGGTGGTGCGGAAAATAGCAATTCACTAATTTATGATCAAAAAGATAAAAAGAAAAAAAGAGGTATGTATTATACACTCTTTGCAAAAAGAATGAATCAACACTTTTCTCAGTTTAGAAATGATAGAGAGAAGCATTTAGAAAAAAAATATGAACTTTTTAAAGAACACTTTTTACCTTCTTTAAATCCCGACAAGAAAATCTATACTAATATTTGTGTGCCTGGACCAGTTACCAAAGATTATTTGATAAGAGCCCATTTGAGTTTGGTTGAGTCGGAATTCATTTACTGTTATGCCCAAAGATTTGATGATTTGCCTCTGATGAACATTGATGAGAATAAGCAAAAACATAGAAGTCAAAAAGAGACCTCTATTTCTAAAAGACAAATAGAATCTATTGCTTATGGTAATTTGGAGAAGTTTCTGGTATGAGCAACCCATTCGACTATGCCACAGCTATTCTACAGACTAAGAAGCAACTGATTGTAGATGATATAACTGAGAAAGACTATGCGCCTTTTCTAGTCAATCGTGCTTTGTCTCAACACAAAGACTGTCTGGCTTTTGCAAACGAGATGAATAGTAGGCACTATCTTGAGAAGAAGCTACAATTCGACTATTTACTAAATACTGTCAGGTCTATGAAAAGACCGTTTGCGAAGTGGGCTAAGGCTGAAAAAAACGATGATTTGGAATGTGTCAAACTGGTCTATGGCCTGTCCGATTCCAAAGCACGTGAGGCTTTGAGACTACTCAGCAAAGAACAAATCCAACAAATAAAAGAAAAAACCCAGAGGGGTGGATTAGGAAAATGACATGGTGGATCTATCTAAGTTTGTTGAAGTCGTTCTTGTAGAAGAGGACGACTTTTTAAAAGTACGAGAAACTCTAACACGAATTGGAGTATCATCAAGAAAAGAAAAGGTACTGTATCAATCTTGCCATATTCTGCATAAGCAGGGCAAGTATTACATAGTACACTTTAAAGAGTTGTTTGCATTAGATGGTAAGCCATCTACAATTACCGAAAATGATATACAAAGACGTAATGCTATTGCCAATTTACTTGAAGAATGGGGCTTGCTAAAAATCATAAACTATGATATAGTAGAGAATAACATGGCTCCGATTCATCAGATTAAGATCATTGCTTTCAAAGAAAAGGATGATTGGGACTTAGTTGCTAAATATAACATAGGTAAAAAAGGAAGAACCGAATAACGGTGGCACATCATGAGCAAAGTGAAAAACAATGCGATTAAACTGGTTAACAAGTATACCAAAGAAGAAGTGTATACTAGAGATTACGACAACGTGATTAAAGAAGGTAACAATGAGTTTATCAAAGTCTTTAATCAAAGTAATCCACAAAGAACTTATCTTGTCAACCGCACAGCGTTTGTGGTTGCCAAGTAAGTCGTGATGCCTTCGGGGTCACGCATTTTAAACTTGCTTATTAAAGGAGAAAACTATGACAGTAGGACGTATTGCTTTTGGACCATTGTTTCATCAAACTTTGGGATTTGAAAATTTTCTACGTGATGTTGAAAGCATTCTCAACGAATCAAAACCCGTAGCAAACTTTCCTCCACATAACATCATTAAACTTGATGATAACAAGTATGTGGTAGAATTGGCTGTTGCTGGTTTTGGTAAAGATGAAATTGATATTCAAGTGCAAGAAAACACTTTGACTATCAAGGGTGACAAACAAGACAAAGACAGTCATCAATATCTACATCGTGGAATTGGTACACGTTCTTTCACTAAGTCAATCACTATTGCTGACACCATTGAAGTAAAAGGTGCAGAATATAAAGACGGTATTCTACGCATTGGACTTGAGAACATCATTCCAGAGCATAAGAAACCACGCAAGATTGAAATTGGTAATGAACTAAAAACATTTAAGCCTCAACTTCTGCAAGAAGAAAAGCAGGCTGCGTAATCAGTGGGGCGCAAGCCCCACTTTGAAAGATACATGATGGACAAAGACTTACGATCATATCTCAAAATCTATTCTGATTGGCTAACTCCAGAAGTGTGCCAAGAAACTGTTGACGAACTTGAACTAGTAGAAGGCCAGTTTCAGACACATCAGTTCTATGACTATCATGCTGATTCTCATCATTCTTACAACAATGAACTTGCCGTTACATGGTCAAATGTAAAGCATAAGAATTATATTATGCAAAGAATTTGGGATGGTCTGAAAAGATATCATGAAGAACTTGCTGAATGGGGTTGTGATTGGTACGCTTCTTGGCAAGGGTATACTGAGGTTCGTTTCAATCGTTACCGTGAAGATACACAAATGAAACTTCACTGTGATCACATTCATTCAATGTTTGATGGTCAACGTAAAGGTATACCAACACTCACCATTCTTGGTGGTTTGAATGGTGGCTACGAAGGTGGTGATCTGGTATTTTGGCAAGACACTCCAATAACTTTGAAAGCTGGTGAGATTATGATTTTCCCATCAAATTTTCTTTATCCACACAGAGTAGACTTGGTGACGAAAGGCACACGATACTCTTACGTTTCTTGGACATGGTAATGAAATCGAATTCAAACTTTAAAATGAGCAAAGAATTGAAGGTTCTACTTTCAGGTCTTAGGGGCACACACAAGACTGACTACAAGCGTGAGATGATTCAAGCAACCATTGCTCCACGCATCGAATTCAAAAAGAAGAAAAAAGAAGAGACACAAGATGACTGATCTATTGATGGTAAGTCACTTTCATAAGGACTTTCCGTTTAATCACGAATCGTCTTGGTTGAAAGCCGCATACGCCGGCTCACATGCGCCATATGGTTGGCACGCTCCGGGACCAGGCAATTGGATCAACACTTCACACCACAAAAGTGTTTATGAGTATCGACATTACTACGGAACACTAAATGAAGATGATTTTCTTCGTGCGCTAGGCCAACAAGCGTCTGAATACTATTTGTGGAAAAATGGTCGTGCTGACTTCATCGGCTGTACCACATATCGTCGCTATCTTGATTTCAAATGTGATTTGGGAACAAATGTGTTGAAGGCATCAATGCCACCAACACAAGAAAGTGCTAACTATCTGTCATCTGATGAGCAAAAAGCGGCAGCACTCAAACTGCTTGAGACACATGATGCAATCACAAATCCAATTACACCAATGCCATATTCGGTACGTGAACAATATCTACAGTCACAGCCAGCAGAGTATCTGAATTTGTTTCTAGAGGGTATCGAAAAATTATTACCCGACTACAGAGAGAGCATGAGTTGGTGGGATGAACGTGGGGCAAGTTTTGAAACATGCTATGTCATGCGTAAACAACTGTTCAGAAAGTATGCATCCGAGTTATTCGAACTTTTAGAATATGTGTGGCAGAATACAAATAAAACATACCCAACACAACCGACAACAGCAGAGCCATTACCATGGCGCTATCCAGGATTTCTTGGTGAAAGATTTCTTCCATTCTTTTTACATGCTAACAATGTAAACGTAGCTAGAGTGCCACTTATCATTCTAGAATAGTCAAAATGATTTTTTCGTCGTGCGTTACGAATGAAGTGAGTGCTTACTTATTATGAAAGAAAAATACGTAAAAGCCCATATGAAAGCGGCAAGTGTTTATGCTGAACTTTCTACCGCAAAGAGATTACAGGTAGGCTGCGTAATCGTCAAAGACAATACTATTATCGGTATTGGTTACAATGGTATGCCATCTGGTTGGGATAACAACTGTGAAGAAGTTGAGTATATTCTTAAAGAAGAATGCCAAGAAACCGATAAATGGATGACACACAATGGCTATACTGAGACTGCTCATGGATGGACAAGACTCAAATCTAAACCGGAAGTTTTACATGCTGAATCGAACTGTTTGGCAAAAGTTTCCCGGTCAACAAACTCAAGTGATGGGGCAATAATGTTTATTACCCACGCACCGTGCTTAGAATGTGCTAAAATGATATATCAGTCGGGAATCAAGGAGGTCTATTACAAAAACGCCTACAGAAGTGAAAACGGTATTAATTTTCTCAAAAAGTGTGATGTTAAAGTCGTTCAGTACAATGAGGAGTAAATGATGAGCAATATTACAAAAGTGGCAAAACAATTGGCAGAGGCAAACTCTAAACTTCCTAAAGCATACAAGTATGATCTTGTTATGCGTGAGTTTGATAACAAGATTGAATTGATTGGTCTTGTTGATGATCCAACATATGACATTTCAGATTTCGTTGGTCGTGAAATGTTGTTTCCAAAAAAGTGGGTAACACTAGATGTTTTTGAACCAAATACAAGGGTAGCAGTATGAATAACGTAAAATGTTTTACATTCAAAACACACCAAACTATTATGGGTGAAGTGGTCGAAGACTGGGATACTGGATTTGCACTTAAAAATCCAATGCAAGTAATTCCTGTGCCACCACGTGCTGCAAATGATTCTGGTGGAATTGGATTTGCACCATATCTTGCATTTGTTGAGGAATTTGACAAAGGTATCACTTTCAATTCTGAAGATGTATTAACAGTCAACACACCTGTGTCTGATTTGCTGGCACAATACACAAGAATGTTTAGCCGCATTGAAATCGCACCACCAGGTCTAAAACTTTAATGTCAAAATATTATACAAATGTTTGCGTTCACGGCAATAACATTCTTTTTCGTGGAGTAAACAATGGACGGAGAGTAAAGAGCAAAGTCAAATACTCTCCGTCGTTGTTTATACAATCTAATAAACAATCTCAGTGGCGTTCATTGTTCAATGAGCCATTAGAGCCTATGACTTTTGATACTATTCGGGAGGCACGTGATTTTGTCAAACGTTATGAAGATGTTTCAAACTTTAAAATCTACGGCAATACACGCTATGAATACGCATTCATTGCTGATAATTTTAGAGGCATTGTTGATTGGGATATTTCTCATCTCTCTGTCGTTTTCATAGACATTGAGGTTGGTTCTGAAAATGGATTTCCCGATCCATATAAGGCTACTGAGCCGATTACAGCAATCGCTATTCATCAATTGAATGGCGGTACTACAGTTTATGGTTATGGTGATTATGAGGTAAAAGGTGAAGAAACTTACATTCGCTGCGAAGATGAAATCGATTTGTGTGAGCGGTTTATTACTGACTGGTCAAGCAATTGGCCTGACGTTGTTACTGGTTGGAATATCAAGTTCTTTGATGTTCCTTACCTTGTCAATCGCTTCTCACGTTTATTTGGCGATGATGTAGTAAACAAGTTATCACCATGGTCGGTCTATTCAGAAAGAAAGACCATGTTCAAAGGTAAAGAACAGATTGTCTATGATCTTGTTGGCATCTCTGTTCTTGATTACCTTGAACTATATCAGTGGTATGCGCCTGGTGGTAAGAACATTGAAAACTATCGTCTTGAGACAGTTGCAAGTGTAGAACTTGGTGAAAGTAAATTATCATATGATGAGTATGATAATCTTCATCAGTTATACAAACTTGATCATCAAAAATTTATTGAGTATAACATTAAAGATGTACATCTTGTGTTGAAACTCGAAGATAAATTGAAGTTGATTGAACTGGCATTGACTCTGGCATATGACACCAAAACAAATTATGATGACATCTTTGCACAAACAAGAATGTGGGATGCTCTGATATATAACTATTTGCTTGAGCGTAAGATTGTTGTTCCACCACGCCGTGTTGCCAAGAAGAATGAAGCGTTTGAAGGTGCATATGTCAAAGAACCACAGATTGGTTTGCACAATTGGGTTGCATCATTTGACTTGAACAGTCTATATCCACATTTGATCATGCAGTACAACATCTCACCAGAAACATTGGTTGAGAAAGAAGATTACACAGATGATATGCGTCGGCTCTCTACGCAAGCATCAGTAGAAAGTTTGCTCGACAGAGAACTTGATACAAGTGTGATGAACAATGTGACAATTACACCAAACGGTCAGTTCTTTCGCACAGACAAACAAGGCTTCTTGCCAGCCATGATGATTGAGATGTATGAAGATCGTAAAAAGTTCAAGAAGTTGATGCTGAAGGAACAACAAGACTATGAAAATGAAAAAGATGTAACTAAACGAAAAGAAATTGAAAAGCTAATTGCCAGATACAACAATCTACAGTTGGCTAAAAAAGTTTCGTTGAACTCTGCTTATGGTGCAATGGGTTCACAGTATTTTCGGTTCTATGATTTGAGACAAGCACTTGCTGTTACACAAGCAGGTCAATTGTCAATTCGTTGGATTGAAAACAAACTCAACGAATATCTAAACAAATTATTGAAAACCGACAAAGACTATGTTATTGCTTCAGATACAGATTCGATCTATCTCAATCTTGGTCCACTGGTTGACTCTGTGTATAAAGAAAAACCAGAGGCTCAGAAAGTTATCACCTTCATGGACAAAATCTGTGAAGAGAAAATTCAACCATACATTGATAAGAGTTATCAAGACCTTGCTGAATATGTTCATGCGTTCGACCAAAAGATGCAAATGAAACGTGAAGGCTTGTCCGATAAAGGTATTTGGACAGCAAAGAAACGTTATATTCTGAATGTGTACAACAATGAAGGTGTGCAGTATGCCAAGCCAAAACTCAAGGTCATGGGTCTTGAGATGGTTAAGTCATCAACACCTACCGTTGTGCGTGACAAGATGTATAAACTGGTTGACTTGATTGTGAACACGGATGAAGAAACTGTACAAAAATTTGTGTCAGACTTCAGAGAAGAGTTTCGTAAACTGCCGGTTGAAGATATTTCTTTCCCAAGAGGTTGCAATGGCTTGAAAGAGTATGCTGATTCTGTTACAATATACAGAAAAGGCACACCAATTCATGTGAAAGGTGCGATACTCTACAATCATTTCCTTAAGCAGCATAATTTGTTGACTAAGTATCCTTTGATACAAGAGGGTGAGAAGTTGAAGTTTACCTATCTCAAAACGCCGAATCCTTTCAGAGATATGGTAGTTTCGTTCCCAACAAGATTGCCTAAAGAGTTTAATCTACAAGAATATATTGATTACGAAACTCAATTTGAAAAATCTTTTGTAGAACCGATTAAATCAATTCTTGATTGTATTGGTTGGCAAACAGAGAAACAGTATACACTCGAATCATTCTTCACATGATACATGTAGTATTACCATTTATAACTGCACTTGCACTGTCTGGTATCGCAGCATACTATTCAGTGATTGGTCTTGCACAGATATTTCCAGGTTCATACTGGCCTATTATCATTATGGGTTCCGTGCTTGAAGCAGCAAAATTGGTAACTGTATCGTGGGTATACAATCACTGGAAGACAACATTCTCTGCACTCAAACTTTATTTTCTCATTGCTGTGGTGTTGTTGATGGGCATCACATCAATGGGTATTTTTGGTTATCTGTCGAAAGCACATATTGAACATTCAAGCACCATAGCACCACAAGTAGCAAAGGTAGAAATCTATGATGAAAAGATCAAAGTTATTCAATCGCAAATTGAGAGGAACAACAAGAACCTTAGTCAGTATGATGAGGCTGTCGATCAAGTTATGGGCCGCTCGAAAGACGAAAAGGGTGCCGAACGGGCGAACCAAATCCGCAAAGCCCAACAGAAAGACCGTGAGAGAATCATTGCTGAGACTAAAAGGCTTCAAAAAGAGATACAGATACTCACAGAGGAAAAGCTACCTTTATCCTTGGAAGTTAAGAAGGCTGAATCGGATTTGGGGCCTATAAAATATGTGGCCGAAGTGGTTTATGGCACACAAGATCGTGATCTAATCGACAAAGCAGTACGATTGGTTATCTTTATCATTATCATTGTATTCGATCCTTTGGCAGTATTGTTACTGATTGCAGCAAATCAAACATACCGAAGAATCAAAGAAGATAAAGATGAGATTGAACCAATCAAAAAGGTTATAAAGAAGAAAAAACTTGACAGCACACCATCACGCACGTTAGAATCATTCTTTGTGGATGATAAGCACACCGTAATACCAAAAGACAAAATTGCAGATATTGGAGATATGAATGAGCGTACTTGACAAATTGAAGAAGGCATCGACAATCAAAGAAACGTCGGTGCTTTCTAAATCGAAGTTCTTTACAGAAAAAGATATGATTCAAACTGATGTGCCTATCGTTAATGTGGCACTATCAGGCAATCTAGATGGGGGCTTGACACCAGGTCTGACGATGTTTGCTGGTCCATCAAAACATTTCAAAACAGCATTTGCTTTATTGATGGCAAAATCATACATGAACAAGTATGATGATGCTGTTGTTTTGTTTTATGATTCAGAGTTTGGTACACCACAAAGTTACTTTGATGCATTTGGTATTGATACTGAACGTGTGCTTCACACACCAATTACTGATGTTGAACAATTGAAACACGACATCATGAATCAGTTACAGAATATTGAAAAGACTGACAAAGTAATTATTGTTCTAGATTCGATTGGTAATCTGGCATCAAAGAAAGAAGTTGAAGATTCAATCGAAGGTAAATCTGTTGCTGACATGAGCAGAGCAAAACAGATGAAATCATTGTTTCGTATGGTCACACCACATTTGACAATCAAAGATATTCCAATGGTTGTTGTCAATCACACATACAAAGAGATTGGTATGTTCCCAAAGGACATCGTTGGTGGTGGCACAGGTTCTTATTACTCAGCAGACACAATCTGGATTCTTGGTCGTCAACAAGACAAAGATGGCACAGAGATTGTCGGCTATAACTTTATCATCAATGTAGAAAAAAGTAGATATGTCAGAGAAAAATCTAAAATACCTGTTACTGTATCTTTTGGTGGTGGTATTAACAAGTGGTCTGGTCTACTTGATATTGCACTCGAAGGTAATTTCGTATCCAAACCAAGCAACGGTTGGTACGCCAAAGTAGATCAAGAAACTGGTGAAGTGCTTGAGAAGAAACGATTCGCAGATACACAAACAGAAGAATTCTGGAAAGATATTCTTGCTGATGAACGTTTCAAAGAATTCGTAAGGAAGAAATATGAAATCACTTATAGTAGCATTATGGGCGAAACTGAAACCTTGGAAGAAGAAACCGAAGTATCTGATTGACGAAGACTTTCATTTTCTACCGTCTGAAGAAGACAACAAGACAGACATCGGCATACTCAAAGGAAAGTATGCTGGTGTCATCTATCAATATGGCAAGGCAAGTATAGTTGAAGAAGGTAGTTTTGCTCGACTTGCTTTTGACTACACAATCATAAATCCATCATCTTTTGATATAGATGACTTGCAAAATGATGAAGAGTTTGTTACAATGATTGGTGACATTCTCACGGAAATACTTTTGGAAAAGCCTGATGAAAAGACTCGAAACTACCATACTGAAGAACTTAATTTTCAATGAAGACTTCACAAGAAAAATTATTCCCTTCATACAAACAGAATACTTCACAGATCAAACGGAAAAAATTCTGTTTGACGAAATCAACGATCACGTAGAACAATTCAATCATCTTCCCACATACGAATCTCTTGTAATTAATTTTACTGAATCACGCAAACTGACTGAAGATCAAATCAGAAAAGCGGTCGAAATGATTCGTGAAATCAATGCAGATAAAGACAATCCAACTGATGTAGATTGGCTTATCAAGCAAACAGAAAAGTTTTGTCAAGACAAGGCAATCTACAATGCGATCATGAAATCTGTCAAGATTCTTGATGACAAAGCAAACAAAGAAGACAAAGGCATGATACCAAAGTTGTTGAGTGACGCACTTGGTGTGTCATTTGACAGGTCTGTTGGTCACGATTACATTGATGACTCCGATAATCGATTTGAGTTTTATCATCGTCATGAAACAAAGATACCTTTTGACCTTGATCTATTCAATAAGATTACCAAAGGCGGTTTACCAAAGAAAACATTGAATATTGCACTTGCTGGTACTGGTGTTGGTAAATCTTTGTTCATGTGTCATGTTGCTGGTTCTTGTTTGGCACAAGGTCTGAATGTATTGTATATCACAATGGAGATGGCTGAAGAGAGAATTGCTGAACGAATTGATGCGAATCTTTTGAATATCGATATTGCCGATCTGAACTCAATTTCTAAGCAAGACTATGATCGAAAGTTCTCGGCACTCAAAGTGAAAACACATGGTAAACTCATCATCAAAGAGTATCCAACAGCAGCGGCATCAGCGTTGCATTTTCGAGCATTGTTAAATGAATTGCAACTCAAGAAAAGTTTCAAACCTGACATCATTTTCATTGACTATCTTAACATTTGTGCAAGTGCTAGAATCAAGCCCGGTGCTAACGTAAATAGTTATTCTTATGTTAAGGCAATTGCAGAAGAATTGCGGGGTCTAGCGGTCGAGTTTGATGTTCCCATAGTATCAGCCACACAGACCACTAGAAGCGGCTTCACAAGCTCAGATCCCGGCTTAGAAGACACTTCTGAATCGTTCGGCTTGCCAGCCACAGCAGACTTTATGTTCGCTTTGATAAGTACCGAAGAGTTGCAACAATTGAATCAGATACTAATTAAGCAACTAAAGAATCGTTACAATGATCCCAACTATTTCAAGCGATTTGTTGTGGGTATTGACAGAGCCAAAATGAAACTGTATGATGTAGAACAGTCAGCACAAGAAGATTTGGTAGATACCGGTCAAGTTGATGACAAGCCACTGAACACATTTGGTGACCGTGAACGTCAGTCAGGAATGAAAAACAAGTTCGGGGGTTTTAAAGTATAAATACTCTATTATCTAGGGAGTATTGATGGCTTTATCCACAGAACAATATTTAAAAATAGGTGAATTTTTTAATTCTATTCTAAAGTCATACAACTATCAAGTTGCACCTCTTGCTCCATCTGGCAAACCGGGCAAGATCGTAAAAACTGTACGAGAGTATAGATTGCAACTAATTGATAAAAATAAAGACACATCTGCAAAATTGGTTGACGACTTAGGAAAACTATTAAGATCAGCATCTAAAGATATAAGTTCAATACAGTATAATCAAATTTCACCAAACAGTTCAAAATTTCCAAGTTATACTTTTAAGTATGATGGGCAGGGTTTTGATTTAATAATTGGAAGAGGTGCAAACAAAGGTGAAAATTTTGAGACAAATACTGTAACTGGATTAGCAAAAGCGTTTGCGACAAGTAAAACCTCTAGTGACTATAGCAGTGTTATTCAGCAATTAAATGAATCGAATAAAGATTTTGCTTCGGTTGAAATCAAATCTGTAAGCCAAAGAAAAGGTTCAACAAAAAAAGAAGGCGTGCCAATTGAGAAGTTGGGTGCAATTATTGGAGATATTGTTTTAACAGATACGACAAACAATAACTGGTTTATTTCTTTAAAAGATGTAAACGGAGATACGTTTAGTTCTTATTCAGGTGCAGCATCCCTTTTTAATGCAACAGGTGAATTGCAACCAAAATCTGCGGGAGCAGAATTTCTAAATGCTTTTGGTGTAGATTTGAATAAAATTCAAGAAGGTTTTGACATAAGAAACAAGAAAAAAGCGTTAAGAAAAAAAATTAAAGTTGAGAAGGCTAATCCGACAGAAATAAAAAAAATCTTTGAACGAGCCTGGGGTATGAATTATTTTTATGTAAGGAAACAAACTCAAGGATGGAAAGTATTTTGGTTGGATAGAAAAAAATTAAATGAATTGACAAGCAACATTCAAGTTACTGATATTAGATATCCCAATCCCAAATCTAAACAAATAACAATTTATTGTGGAAATAGATTTCAAAGTTATGTTATTGAATTGAGAAACTCAAAAGCCGGTGAATACCCTAACGACACAAAGTTCAAAGTAAAATGAAATTCATGGATTATATAAAAGAGAGTAAAGAAGGCAAGAATGTTCACTTAGAACATCTTGAAGATAACGTATTAAATGGTGGTGTTTCAGGTGCCCGTGAGTCAATAGATTTTCTTCGTTCACTACGCAATATGCTTGCTGGTCATACGGGTTCGAAAATAAATGTGACTACAAAGTGGGATGGCGCACCCGCTATCTTTGCTGGCACAAATCCAGAAAACGGTAAATTTTTTGTTGGTACAAAATCAGTGTTTGCAAAAAATGCAAAATTGAATTATACTGATGAAGATATAGATGCAAATCATCCGGGTGAAGGTTTAAACCAAAAACTAAAACTTGCACTTGCATTCTTACCTAAGTTAGGCATCAAGGGTGTATTGCAAGGTGACATGATGTTTAGTAAAGGTGACATCAAGAAAGAAACAATTGCTGGTGAAGAATATATTATTTTTCAACCAAACACAATTGTATATGCTGTGCCAATAAAATCAAAACTAGCACAGACAATGTTGGCTGCACAAATTGGTGTCGTGTTTCATACATCGTATTCTGGTAAAACATTAGAGACAATGAAGGCATCATACAACATTGACATTGGACATTTGAAGCCAACGAAAGATGTTTGGTTTCGTGATGCTTCGTTTACTGATGCGTCAGGCTCAGTTACATTTACTGAAGAAGAGACAGCAGCAATTACATCTATTCTTTCAAATGCAGGCAGAGTCTTCAATTCAATACCCGCATTGACATTGAATCGTATTGCTGCATCGGATGTTTTTCTTACACAAATCAAAACATTCAATAATACAAAAGTTCGTGAAGGTAAAAAGATTGCTGACACCAGAATTCATACACAAGAGTTGATAAACTGGGTTGAAGCAAAACTGAATAAAGAAATTCTAGCAGCAAAGAAAGAAGATACAAAACAAAAACGTATCAAAGAAAAAAATGAAGTCATGCGTTTTTACCGTTCAAATGCAATTCAATTGAAACAAGCATTCGATTTGATGAACCTTATTGTTGATGCCAAGTTAATGATCATTCGTAAGTTAGAAACCATCAAAAGCATTGGCACATTTGTACGCACAGATGATGGTTTCCGTATTACAGCACCAGAAGGTTTTGTTGCAGTAGATCATCTTGGCAAAGCATTGAAACTGGTAGATAGATTAGAATTCAGTAGACAAAATTTCAACGCACAGAAAGCATGGGATAAGTAATGGAATACGATATCAATAAAATTTTAGCAGAATATGCAGACGATGACTTTGGCTTCAGTGCTGTAGATGAAGTTGAATATCAAGCAGTCATTGCGGAGAAAGATGAAACTGTTGAAGAATACAAAGCAAGACTTCAGCAAGTAGAAAAAATTATTATGCCATTTCTGACAAATCTGTACAAGACCGCAAGTCAACCATACATCCACTGGCCAAATCGTGGACCAATCATTGAGAAGCAAATGCAAAAAGTATTGAAACTGACGAGGGGATAATGATTACTATATCTGATTCTGCCGTAAAGAAAATCAAAACAATTATTGCTGAAGAAGATCCAGACTTGAAGTTGAGGGTTTTCGTTCAAGGTGGTGGTTGTTCTGGCTTTCAGTACGGTTTTACATTAGAAGAATTGCCAGCAGCAGATGATGACTTTACATTTGAAAGAGATGGTGTTGGAGTTGTCATAGATAGTATGAGTATGCAATATATGAATGAAGCCGTGATTGATTATAAAGAAGATTTGATGGGTGCTTCATTTACAATCAAAAATCCAAACGTAACTGCAACTTGTGGTTGTGGTTCATCATTCACGATATGAAAACATTCAAAGATTACCTCAAGACAAACAAAGATAGCAGGCAAGAGTTTGTGTCGAAGGCTGGTGCTGGTGAGTGGGGTAGACCAGAAACGACCGCTAAATATCTTGATGACACGCCCGGTCAAAGTCAACAACAATATAAAAAATACACAGGAAGCTGGGCAACAACAGACATAAAATAAATTATTGGAGATATTATGAAAGATGTGATTGTAGGCTGTGCCAACAACTATGATTGGTCCAAACTAAAATATTGGGTCAATTCTATCAATCAATCAGGCTTTGAAGGTGACAAAGTTCTGATTCTCATGAACTGTGATAAAGATACCGTACAAAAAGTATCTAACGCAGGCTTCTCAATCATTGCATTCAATCAAGACACTGAAGGTAATTTGAAGTATCAATCGAATCTTATGGTTCACGTTGAACGTTTTGTTCACATTTACAAATTACTCAAAAGCAATGATTATCGGTATGTAATTACTACTGACGTAAGAGATGTTATCTTTCAAAAGAATCCTGTAGAATGGTTAGAAGAGAATCTTTCAGCACAAGAAGATTTGGTATTCTCTTCTGAGAGTATGAAATATAAAGATGAGCCATGGGGTCGTGAAAATATCACACAATGTTATGGTCAAGGCATCTATGATGATTTCAAGAACAACACGATCTTCAATGTGGGTGTTCTTGCTGGTCGAGGTCATGCAATGAGAGACCTGGTGCTACAGTTATTTTTGAACTGTATCAACAGACCAATTCCAATTGTAGATCAGGCAGTATTCAACGTAATGGTATCAAGACATCCATATGTGAAAACATCAATGTACATGAAATCCGAAGAAGGCTGGGCATGTCAATTAGGCACAACTGCCGATCCAAGTAAGATCGAACAATTCAGACCACATCTTTTAGAACCATCACCGAAATTAGAAGGTGATAAGGTTGTAACTTCAACAGGAATAGAGTATACTATTGTACATCAGTATGATCGTGTGCCAGAATGGCGTAAAGTGATTGAGGCAAAATATGACGACAAATAGAATCAAAGAACTATTTTGGGAATTAGAAAAACCATCTACTAAATGGTCAGGCTACTTTGATGTTTATGAAAGACATCTAAAGAAGTTTGTGGGTAAAGCACCACGCATACTTGAAATTGGTGTACTTGGTGGCGGCTCAATTGAAATGTGGCTGAAATACTTTGGACCAGATACATCAGTTGTTGCCATTGACATCAACGAAGAATGTTTGAAATATGAGTATACTGGTGATGTCAAGATTGTGATGGGTGATCAAGGCGACCCAGAGTTTTGGGATGAGTTTCTCAAAACACAAAACAAGTTTGACATTGTAATTGATGATGGCTCACATGTAATGAATCATCAAATCACTACACTCAACAAAGTTTTTCCACACATCAAAGAGGGTGGTGTATACATTTGTGAAGACACTCACACAAGTTATTGGCCACAGCCATGG